TTCTACGGCCTGCAAGCACTCGCCTGCCGGGCAATGCTGGAAGGCGGGGAGGCGCTGGTGCGGCTGCGCTATCGCCGACCCGAAGACGGTCTGGCGGTTGGTCTCCAGCTCCAGCTGCTGGAACCCGAACACTTGCCCACGACGATGAACCTGGAGCTACCTTCCGGCAACGTGGTACGGGCCGGCATCGAGTTCGATCGGCTCGGCCGCCGCGTCGCCTACCACCTGTATCGCTCGCACCCCGGTGATGGCGCATTGGCGCCAATGTCCGGCACGAGTGGCATGGACACTGTGCGCGTGGCTGCCTCCGAGATCATCCACCTGTTCCGTCCGCTGCGTCCTGGCCAGATCCGGGGCGAGCCGTGGTTGGCGCGGGCGCTGGTCAAACTCAATGAGCTGGACCAGTACGACGACGCCGAACTGGTGCGCAAAAAAACGGCGGCGATGTTCGCGGGCTTCATCACCCGCCTGGCGCCCGAGGACAACCTCATCGGCGAAGGGCTGGCGGACGCCAACGGCGTGTCCCTGGCAGGACTGGAACCCGGGACCTTGCAGCTGCTGGAGCCTGGTGAGGACGTGAAGTTCAGCCAACCGGCTGACGTCGGAGCCAGTTATGCCGAGTTCCTGCGCATGCAGTTCCGGGCCGTCGCCGCCGCGATGGGCATCACTTACGAGATGCTCACCGGCGATCTGACGCAGGTGAACTACTCGTCGATCCGCGCCGGATTGCTGGAGTTTCGCCGCCGCTGCGAGGCGATCCAGCATGGCGTGATCGTCCACCAGCTCTGCCGCCCGATCTGGCGCGCCTGGATGGAACAGGCTGCGCTCGAAGGTGCACTCGATCTTCCGGGCTTCGTCGGACGCAAACGGGAATACCTGGCCGCCAAATGGATTCCGCAGGGCTGGCAGTGGGTTGATCCGAAGAAGGAGTTCGACGCGATGCTCACCGCAATCCGTGCCGGGTTGCTTTCGCGCTCCGAAGCCATTTCCGCCTTCGGCTACGACGCCGAAGACATCGACCGCGAGATCGCGTCCGACAACCAGCGGGCCGATGAGCTGGGGCTGGTCTTCGACTCGGACCCGCGCCACGACAAATCGCCCGTCAACGCCTCGGCGACCGCCACTCCGGCTCCGCCGCAAGAACCCCAGGACAACTGATATGCAGCTCGTACACCTGGCGTCCCGTCTCTACGGGACGCCGCTTCTCATTGCGCGTTCGAAACTGGACGTGATCCTGTCCGTCCTCGGCCCGCGCATCGGATTGCCCGAGATCGATGCTGCCGTCCCGCTTCCCACTTCGAAAGCCGGCACTGCGGTCGGGCAACCCGGCATCGCGATCATTCCCGTGCATGGCACCCTGGTACGACGGGCGATGGGACTGGAGGCGGCGTCTGGCCTGACCTCCTATGGGGAAATCGCGGCACGCATCGACGCCGCGCTGGCGGACCCACAGGTCAGCGGCATCCTGCTCGACCTAGATTCGCCCGGCGGCGAAGCGGGTGGCGTGTTTGAGCTGGCCGAGCGGATTCGCGCCGCCAACGACATCAAGCCGGTGTGGGCGCATGCCAACGACTCGGCGTATTCGGCGGCTTACGCGATTGCAGCCGCCGCATCGCGCCTGACCCTGTCGCAAACCGCAGGTGTGGGCTCCATCGGTGTCATTGCGCTGCACGTCGACCAGTCCGTCAAGGATGCCAAGGACGGCGTCGACTTCACTGCGATCTACGCCGGCCACCACAAGAACGACTTTTCTCCCCACGCGCCGCTGTCGCCACAGGCGGCTTCCACCCTGCAGGCGGAAGTGGATCGGCTCTACGGAATCTTCGTCAGCCAGGTCGCGCAAATGCGAGCTCTGGACAGCGATGCCGTGCGGGCGACCGAAGCCAGCCTGCTCTTCGGCGAGGCTGCTGTGACGGCAGGCCTGGCTGACGCGGTGATGAGTTTCGATCAGGTCCTGATCGAGTTCTCCAACGCACTGGATGCGCAACGCCGGCTGACGACACCCAGTACGGGCGCCGCGAAGCGCGGCCCGCTCGCCCGTGCCTCGCCTGCTTCACGGAACGCACCCCCGCAGATTTCCAGCCAACAACAGTCTCATTTGGAGAAAACCATGACCGATCACGAACAGCAGCCCCCTCTGGACGAATCCGAGCCGGAGGTCACGCCAGACCCGGCAGACACCCCAGCGCAAGAACCCACCACCCCGCCCGTGTCTGCATCGCTCGTCGGTGCGCACGCCAACGGCCGGATCGAGGCACAAGCCATTGCCGAGATCTGCCTGATCGCAGGCACGCCACAGTGCACGGCGGAATTCCTCGCATCCGGGATGAACGAGGCCCAAGTCCGCCGCGCACTGCTCGAAGCTCGCGCTGAACAGCCGGAGATTGCCTCACGCATCACCGCCGATGCGGGAACCACCGTGCAGCCAGAGAGCAGCCCGGTCGTTGCCGCCGTCAAGAAACTCGCCACGAAGGAGTAAGCCATGTCTGCCATTCAGGAAACCAACAACCTCGGTGATCTCCTCAAGTACGAGGCGCCGAATCTCTATTCACGCGACCTGGCCACGGTTGCTGCCGGTCAAAACCTGCAGCTCGGCGCCATCGTCGGCCGCGACAGTACGACCGGCAAGCTGAAAGCGCTCGACCCGGCCGCCACCGATGGCACTGAGAACGCGGTCGGCGTGCTCGCCGCTGACGTGGACGCGACCCTGATCGACCGGGAAGACGCGCTGCTGATCTCCCGCCACGCCATCGTCGCCAGCCATGCCCTGGTGTGGCCGGTCGCCATCACCCCTACCGAGAAGGCCACTGCGATCGCTCAGATCGAAGCGCGTGGCGTCCTCGTCCGAACCGCCGCCTGAATTAGGAGACAACCATGCAGAACCCTTTTACCAATCCCGCGTTCTCGATGGCGGCGCTCACGGCGGCCATCAACATTCTTCCCAACCGTTATGGCCGCATCGAGGATCTCGGTTTGATGCCGGCCAAGCCGGTGCGCCAGCGACAGGTCATCGTCGAGGAGATGAACGGCGTACTGAACCTGCTGCCGACCTTACCGCCGGGCGCCCCGGGCACGGTCGGTGTGCGCGGCAAACGCACCTTGCGTTCGTTCGTGATCCCCCACATCCCGCATGACGATGTCGTCCTCCCGGAAGAGGTTCAGGGCATCCGCGCCTTTGGTTCGGAGACTGAAACGGAAGCCGTCGCGGGCGTCATCGCGCGCCACCTGGAGACCATGCGCAACAAGCACGCGATCACGCTGGAGCACCTGCGCATGGGCGCGCTCAAGGGCGTCATCCTGGATGCCGATGGTTCCGTGCTGTATGACCTGTTCGACGAGTTTGACATCACGCCGCAGACCATCGCCTTCGATCTCGGCAACGCCGGCACGAATGTGAAGGCGAAATGCCTCGCAACCCTGGCCGCGATCGAGGACAACCTCAAGGGCGAATTCATGAGCGGTGTGCACTGCCTGTGTTCGCCCGAGTTCTTCTCCGCGCTGACGGGCCATGCCAAGGTCGAGAAAGCGTTCGAGAACTGGCAGCAGGGTGCCATCCTGATCAACGACGTGCGCCGTGGCTTCACCTACGCCGGCATCACCTTCGAGGAGTATCGCGGGCAGGCCACCGATCCCACCGGCACCACCCGTCGCTTCATTGCGGCTGGCGAGGCCCATGCCTTCCCGCTGGGCACGGTGGATACCTTCGGTACCTACTTCGCGCCAGCTGACTTCAACGAGACGGTCAACACCATCGGGCAGACGCTGTATGCGAAGCAGGAGCCGCGCAAGTTCGATCGGGGTACTGACCTGCATACCCAGTCCAACCCGCTGCCCATGTGCCACCGCCCAGGTGTGCTCGTGAAGCTGACGGTGTGATGGTGCGCATCGAAGACTTCTACGACGCCGCTGGGCGGTCTGGCTTGCTGGTGGATGCGGAAATCGATGGCCACACTGTCGCTGTCGATTTCCGTTCGCCAGACGAGACCGTACTCGACGGGCTGGCCCTGTCCGCCGACTACACGATCCGCTTCCCGGCCTCGACACAGCCGAGCCTGGCAGCAGGGCAGACCGTGACGATCGGAGCCCACAGCTACCGCGTCCGTGATATCCGCAGCATCGGCGACGGCAGCGAGCGGCGCGCCGACCTCACGCGACTCTGAGGGACTCGGCATGAATTCGATCCGCGAGCAGATCCTGCGGGCGGTTGCCGCACGCCTGAGCAGCGCCGTCGCGCCCGTGCCGGTGCTGCGCCACCCAACAACACCGGTTACGCGCGATACCGGACCCGCGCTCTTGATGTTCACCGAAGGCGACGCCATCACCGCGCACGCCAACAACCGCGTCGACCGAACACTGACGATTCGCTGCGTCGCGGTGGCGCGTGGCGAGGAGGCCTTCGACGTCGCGGACCGGCTGATCGTGGCCGCACATGCTGCATTGATGACCGATGCCAACGTCACCGGCCTCGCGCTCGCGATCCGGGAGATCGATGGCGAGTGGGATGCCGAGGACGCCGATGCCGGCGCCGTCGCGTTGCCTGCCCGCTACGAGATCCGTTACCGCACCAATGCCCAAGACCTCACCCAGACAGGATGACCTTAATGACGCTTGAACTGATGAAACCCCACACGCACGCCGGGGTGCTTCACTCCCCCGGCACCCACCTCGAGCTCGACGAGGCCACTGCCCGCTGGCTCATCGAGCACGGCGTCGCCCAGCCTGCGCCCCCGGAGGCCGATAGCAAACCCAACACCACTTCCCGCAAAGGAGACTGACCATGCCGTACTTTTCTGGACAAGGCCGCGTCTACATCGGCGCCCGCGACACTGCCGGCAACCCGCAAGGCCTGAGTTTTGTCGGCAACGTGCCCGAGCTCAAGGTATCGCTGTCAGTGGAGACGTTGGAGCACCAGGAGTCCACCAGCGGACAACGCCTGACGGACCTCCAGCTGATCAAGACCAAGAAGGGCGAATTCGCCTGCACGCTGGAAGAGCTGATCGCGGTGAACTTGGGGTTGGCGTTGTACGGCACGACCATCGAACAGGTTAGCGGCACGGTGACGGCCGAGGCACTGCCCAACCCGGTCACGGCGGGGAGCCTGTACCTGCTCGCCAAGCAGAACGTTTCCTCTGTGGTGGTCAAGGACGCCTCGGGCACGCCCAAGACGCTGCCCGTCGCCCAGTACAGCCTCAATGCCAAGCACGGATCGCTGGTCATCAACGACAAGACGACGGGCGGCCCCTACGTGGAGCCGTTCAAGGTCGACTACGCCTACGGCGCCGCGCAAACGACCGCGTTGTTCACGCA